CCGCGTCTCCGCCCAGTAAAGGAATCCTAGGCCTACGAGGACGAAGACGGCAGTGCCGACGATGATCCAGTCCATAGGTGTCATTGCTGCCTCACTAAACTAAAATCGCCGTCACCCCGATACTCAGGTGCCTGTGGAGTCCTTTCCAGAAGGTTCCGCCCGAGTGCCCGGAACCAGTGTTCGCCTCGAGCCCAAGCTCGCGTCGGCTTACCACAGGTACTGTGAACCCACCAGCCGTACTTCTTACCGCGAGTGAATCCACGGCCTCCCTTACCTACAGTGCAGTCGCAGAACTTCGTCGGCATCTGGTAGACCGCACGAACCTCAGGAGCGAAGTGCGTCAGAGTGCCCATCTCGTATGCGTCGGCACCTACGACACCCGTTTCCTGACAAGCCTCGACGAACTTGTCGGCCTGCTCGTTGTCGTCGAAGGCAACAAGGACGTATCTAGCCATACTTCTTCACCATCTCACGCCACATCTCGGTCAGGCTCTCGGTGTAGTAGATGATCTCGTCAGGCGCAATCGTGTCCCAGTTGCCCTTCTCTACGCCTTCCTGGAACTCGTCAGCCTCTTCGTCCTTCTCGAACTTGACCAGCACGTACCTAGCCATTACAGGAGACCCGCTTCCGCCATCATGCTCTCGAGGAACGGGTTGTTGTAAACAAACGTCCGCGTGGCCAGCTCCCTCTTCGAGAGCTTACGGCCGTCCTCCCAGTGCTTGCGGTTGTCCCACTCCATGTAGCAGACGCTGCCGATGATGAAGGTGATAAGGGTGATTGCCAGTGCGATCATTCCCACTCCTCGAACTCGACCTCGACGGTGTCCTGGTAGTTCTTCTCCTCGTCACACTGCTGCTTGATTAGGTCAGCAAGCTCGTCGGCGTGCTGCGAGAAGTAGGCGTAGACGGCGTCCTCAACGTCCTCCTCGGCAGGATCGTCAACTACGCTATTGACGTCGATTCCCACCTCGTCGGTGTCGATCGTGATCTGCGCCAGGATACGAACCTTAGGCACTACTGAACTCCCTTTCCGAAGCGGAAACACTTGGTGTCGTGCTTCTTCAGTTCCATGCCAGGGCAGGTGTCGCTCAGGCCGTGCATGTGAACCTCGACCTGATCGTAGTCGCCTTTCTGAATGGAACTACGACCCTGTACGATGCACTCGTCCTTGTTGACGATCTTATCGTTGAAGATGAAGTACTTCCTGATACGCGGTCCGTTGTTCGCAGGCGTAGCCGTCTTGCGCAGGTGACCAGACCCGACCTGCCTATCCTTTGATGTTTTCATATTTTTATTATATATGAGCACCTAGTGGGTCATCAAGACTCACTTTTGGGACCGTAAGTGTTCTGAAGCAGGAGCAGCTTGTGCTTAATGGACTTGAACTTCTCCTTGTCCCGGTCACTCAGATTTTGCAGTGCATGCGAAGGGTTAGCTACCGACAGCTTCAGCAATACTGTCCAGAACTCAAACGCCTTGGCGTAGTATTCTGTCGTTCTCTCCATGTTCGCTACAGGGTCGTTGATCACGGCACTCACGCCGATGTAGATGTTCGTCAACAACGATTCGTTGAGCTCACGCTGTTCGGCGTAACCCATTACATCCAACCCTCTTCCTTGGTGAAGTCCGCGCTCTGGTAGTCCATAACGCTGTCGCCCAGGATTTGCTGTAGCCAACCCCACTCCTCCTGGAGCTTCTGGTGCCTACCAAGGTCTACGGTATTTCGAGCCATAAGATCCGTCACCTGAACGGCGTTCTTCTGCCCGACCCTGTGGAGTCTGTCCTCGGCTTGCCTGTTGATTGCCTGCTTCCAGGACCTATCGATGAACACAACATGCGAGGCCCTAGTGAGTGTAATGCCTACACCACCCGCAGCGATCGTTCCAGCCATGCACTTGAGTCGTCCTGCCTGGAAGTTGATGATCTGATTCCTACGAGCTCTTTCGGGAACGTCACCAGTAATGATCCCATGTGGCATCTTCTCCTTCGCCATGTGCTTAGCAAGCAGGTTAATGGCGGACTTGAACTGGGAGAAGACGACCACAGGCTCGTCGCTATCTTCGAGAAGGTCCATCACTGCACTGATCTTCACGGAGGGATCGACGATGTTGTACCGAACTGCGTTGACAACGCGCCACTTCCAGTTGTGCTTCGGATCAAAGGCACGCTGGGGATCGTACAGCTCAGTATCGCGATTCGGATCCCACCTCTTGTTCAGTTCCTTCTTCCGGTAGCTCTCATGCTCGATAGAACCTACCGCAAACTGTTGCAGCCTGATCAGTCTGGAAATAACTTCAGGTGCAGCTAGAGGAACTTCCTCACCTGAGTTACTGTTCACCCAGGTCAGTTGGGACTTACGCATCTGGTCGTAAGCTCTGCGCTGCGCAGGTGTGAGGTCGACCCACATAGTGTTATAGTACTTGTCAGGGAGGTCCGTGAGAACATCTTCCTTGCGCCTACGAAGGTAGAAGGGTTCGATCTCCCGGAGTAGCCGAGCAGTATTCTTGACGCCTGTGATCTTGTGGTAGCCACGAGGGTCGACGTCGTACAGCGTATGTTCCTTGTAGAATCGCCAGTACGAAGTGTACTTCCTGGGCTGGAGCCAGTGTAAAATACTCCACAGGTCGTAGGGCTTGGAATCGGCGGGGGTACCTGAGGCAGCGAATTTGTTCTGCGGGCGCATCATCTTGAGTGCACGTGTCATCTGCGACTTGCGACTCTTGGCCCTGTGGCATTCGTCGGCGATGACCGTGAACCATTCAGTGCGTGCCAGCTCATTCTGAAGCAGACGAAGTGCATCCCAGTGAATGAGGTAGATCTGGTAGTCCTGCTTCAAGGCTTCCGCAAAGGCAGGTCGGTTCTTCGGGTTGATGCAGTACACCTTCAGGCCGGGCAAGGCCCATGCGTAGTGCTCCTCCCAGCTACCCAGTACAGTCAGAGGCGCAATGATCAGCGTCTTCGAACGTGTCGTACCCTTCTGAAGACGCCATTCGCGATCGGTGGCGATTGCTTCCAGTGTCTTACCGAGACCCATGTCGTCGCCACACAGCACATGGTCGACAGCAGCGAACTTATCCAGCGCTACTTTCTGATAAGGAAAGAGCTCGTAGCCAGGTTCGAGCTGCTCACTCAGCGTTACCATTCAGTAGCCTCCGAATGTCTTCGTCCGATAGTGTCATCCCCGGAAAGGGCGTGAATGACTTGTACGTGTAGCCGAGCTGACCGAGGTGCATGCCGAAGGCCAATGCAGTTATGAAGTAGTTGGCATGTTCGACATGTGCTCTTTCGAACTGTTCCGCGTCTATTAGCTTTGTGACTTCCTCTACCGCCGCATCACGTGCCATCTGACCCAGTATCACTAGTACAGGTGGAACCTCCATTGCCGTTGGGAGAGTCGTCCACTTGTCCTGCTCTGCCTTCAGAAGTTCTACATCCTTCTGAATCGCCTCTGCTACCTTGTCGTCCACTGTCACCTAACCAAAGCTCGCCGACTACATTACCTGTTGTCTTGCAGACCCAGAGTGATACCCAGGTCTCACCGCGCTTCTCGTGCTTCATGCCAAGAGTGCTATAGCCATGCCACTTGTGACACGCTCTGCAGTACTTACCGTCCTGCGGATCAGCACTCTGACTCAGAGGAGTCCACGTCGCTCCCTGGAACTTTTTCCTCCTTCGGTACTGCTTCCGACCTCCCTCTAACCATGACGGCGTCGGCTTCTGCGATGACGATGACACTTCGTCCACAGGCACACCTTATCTTCCTGATGTGGTTCTGCCTGATGTGGTAGTGAACGAGTTGAGGTCTGAAGCCTCGTGCACGAGCGTAGTCGTTGATCGAGGCAGTTGTCTGCTCCGCGAGCTGGTCCTGTCGCTCATCGGCTTCCATGGCTGCGATCATCTCGTCGATGTTCATATCGGCTCAGGCCTGCCTCCGCAGGTAGCGTAGTGCTTGTTGCTGCCGTCGCCGCTCACCTTGCCGCACTCCGAACAGGTCTTCATCCTGCCGTTAGTCCTCTCGGCACGTGGTGCGAACGGCTTCGTGTACTCCTCGCCAATTCGAACCTCGTGACGCAGCTTGAGGATTACCTCAAAGGCTCCTGGATCATCGTCGTGATCTGGCAAGTTCAGTTCGTCAGCGATGTGCAAAGCCTTCGTCGTTACCGCTGTCAGTTCCTCTTCGAGTTCCTTAAGAACGCGCTTCATGTACTCCAGTTTGGTTTCCATCTTTCACCTCCTATTTCTATTATATAGCGACCGCAAAGTACACTTCTAGGCCCAATCTAAGAGCTCTCTGCTTTCGATACTCATAGACTAGCAAATAGACAAAGTCTAAGCTAGGTCTAACAAGCGTTTCCCCTAGCCTCAATATAAAGACCTTAAGGCTAGGGGTCACACTCGTAGACTCTCTTAGACTTAACGCTTGTTGAAC